ACATGTATTTTGGTTATATTTAAATTCGTAACACCATGTATAACAGTGTGATTTATTAAAGAATGCATCTTATGGTAATTTTTGTTCTGGTCCTGAAAGGATCATCCAGGTCTAAGTCTCCATCCTGCCGGCAGTCGGGTTCTTTCATCTTATCTAAGTCATAATCAAGATTGAGCAGGTAGGAGTTATCGTAAGCTGAATACATATGCCTGGTCTCTGATAATGCAGGATAAAACCCGTCCTTCAGCTTCCCTGGGCGAATGCAAAGAATCGATGTTTGAAAAACAAGTGGTGGAAGATCCCGCTTCATCTGCTGGATATACTTCTTACCCAACAGTTCAATATTTTCAATGGATGACCATTCGCGATAATAGACAGCGATACTCCGGAACTGTGCGAGCTTCAGCTGATATTCCCGGATCATTCGAACTGTGTAGGTATTTTGGATTTGTGATTTTAGTCTGAAGATCTCTTTTACCAGGGATTGAATCATATTGATTAACTCCGGATCCATCTTGTCTGCATAGTTAAGAAACCATGAACCTTTCTTGGTCGTTGGCATATCTGAGATAAACAGCATAGAGTTTAGCCAGGGGCAATTTGCCCATGAACCTTTAAATCCTCCATTCGCGGGGAATGTTTCATCTTTCAATTTATCGAAGTTCAAAAACTTTGCTTCATCACCCATCACATATTGAAGCGTGAGAGAGTTTGAGGATCCTGGAATATCCTGAGAAATCAGGTATTGAACTGATCCGTTATACCAGGATATAACATGATCAAAGGAAACCGGTTCCCGGACAGGCTTTTTAAATCCTGCGGTGACCGGTGGTTTTCTTCCGACAAAATAATGGACGTTACGGTAAAACCCCATATCTTCAAGAGCAGTCAATGTTCCCGGGAGTGTCCGGGTAAGAATCTGCTGAAAAGTGGAACCGACAATAGCTCCTGCAGCACGTGGCATATATTGCACATTCCTTAATAGCCAGGGAGCTGCCAAGCCGTGAGTTTTCCCAAACCGGCGACCGGCTACTACAACACTGGTGTGAGCTGCTGTATAACGAAACTCCAGTTGCGGATCCGAAAAATAGATCTTCTTTTTATCAATCGTTTCGCTCATTCTCTAACTCCTCATAGCCAATATCTTCAATGTCAATTTCGCCTTTGTACTTTTCGTACATCTTTCGGATTTCCTCTTCTTTATTGGCAAGCGGTTTCACTTTCAGTACAGTCACGTCATTAGTTGGCTCAATAGGGATCGGAAGAATATCCTCCCAGGGATACTCTATTGCATCATCTTTATCGAGTTTATTGTATTTGCCTAAAACATTAGTTGCTAGAATTACCTCTTTCCATTTCTTTTTTGTCCTGCAGGCTTCAATGGCTTCTTTGAGCGTTTCATTCACCAGGTACCTGACCCACTCTTTTCCGGCATTGCGCACATTACCGAGCAGGATCCTGATATTTGCGATGTCGTAATAGGCCTGAGTTTGGGATATACCGTATTCATTCATTAGGTAATCACGTAGCTTTGTATCTGTGATAGATGGGTTTTCGAGTGATTGAGCATAGGCAGCACGATAACGCTTCAGCTGTTCGCGTTCAACCAGCGTAAGATGCTGCTGTTCATCAAAATCTTTGAACAGCACATCATGAAACTTATCGAGATTCGCCTTCCTACTCATTTTCTTCCTGTTTTTCGATGTAATCCTTTACAAATGCTTCAGCTTGCGGACTCCCTTTTTTAGCAAACTCAACCGTGAGCCGTCTGATCTCGACCATTGTTTTCAGTTTGCCCCGGTGATAGGATTTGGCAAGATCGCTTTTACCATATCTGACTTCACGCCGAAAATCTGAGGGGCTCAATTCGAGCATTAATGATATTTCGTCCACTGTGAAAAACAGTGACGCATACTCTTCAACCTTCTCCAATAATTCTTTATCCATCCCACTTTACACTGTCGTTTTTCATTTGATTATATTGTTCTCTGAAGCAATTGATCACTTCCCTGGAACTGATCACCAGTCCACATTCGTACCGGTGATTATTGGTTGCATTGTTTGATATTACTGCCAGGTACTCTTTTCCGTTTCCTGAAGTGTAAATCGTTTTACTGTGATTATTAGTCAGGTAAAGCTCATCAACATTTTTAGCTGCAAACATTGTCATTCGCGGATTACGGCTGGCAATGGTGAAGTCCAGGTATAATGTCAGGTGATCAATCCGGTGCCGGTTTCGGATGATCCTGCGAACCAGAGCCTCTGAAATAGCAAAAGAGCTGATAACCATTTTATCAGCTCTTCCGCAGTCATCCAACATAAAATCAAATACATCCTGAAATTGAATTTGATTTGATAAGAACGGGGCAATGCCGTTAACCCAATTCAGTTTCGTCGATGACGCCATGTTTGGCCAGTTTAACCAGCGTTTCAAGACTGATATCCGCTTTCTTCGATCTTAGATAAGTTACCCTGGTGCGAAGATCGAGCTTCATCTTTTCGTGCTTTTCACCTTTCAGTACTTCCATCTTAGAGATATTGCGCGAAAGGTAGGTCCGGGCAGCGTTGATCTGTTTGTACTCTTCCTGCTCTCCGGTTGCTGCGACTAAATCAGCCTCCGTTATTTTCCCTGCAGCCCAGTCATCAATGATCTTCCAGTTGCCGGAGATCCCATCATCAAGTGTATCGATGATAGCCCTCTTTTCTGCGCGTTCCTCATCGGTTTTAGCGAGCTTCATCTGTTCGTGAAGCGTGCGCATATTTTTATAACTGGCCGTATTTTCATCATACAGCTTTTTAAGTTCTTCCGGAAGATCATCATACTGAACTTTGCCATCCTTGATGATTCGTACCTTTTGCTCTGTATTGTCAATTAGATTGCCGGCATCGGTAATTCCGTTTACTTTCTCCTCTGAAGATTTAACCATCTTCAATATCGGACCAATCGGCATAACCGGAGCATCCTTCAGTGTGGGACGGTCGCTGATCTTTTGAAGCTCATACGTTAGCTTCAATAAATCGTGTTTCCGTGCCAGGTACAACGCAAGCGCCCGGTTGTGCGAAAATCGGACAAACAATACATAACCGGCTTCAAAATCCTTCGTTTCAGAATCCAGCCAATCTTTTATTTCTTCATGTGGTGTCATAATCACAGTTTTAAAAACAAAACCGGAGCGTTGGCCCCGGCTTTGTTTTATTTGTTAGTGTCTATACAGTGGGGGTAAATACGCCGGTTTCAATATCAAGTGAGCCTTCTGCTGTTACCAATGCACCGATATAATTCGGGAGCGGGGTAGTGGCAGGGGCTGTTACCTCGATGGTAATACCCTTTGCTGATCCGGGTGCATCGCCTGAATCGCCTTTTACAGTTACTTCAAGGTCATAGTTTTCGTCTCCAAGTACGATGTACCGTTTTTCACTTTCGTGAGGAAGGGGCACAATAAAAATGACATTTGAGTTGATAGCAGATTTCGCCAGGCTTTTGGCCTCGTTGCTGATATCAGGAAATTTGAATGTTCCTTTATTGTTGAACATTTTACAATCCTTTTCGCCAATTGGTTCAAAATCTACTTTCCCTTTTCCCTGGGTTGTGTAGAGTCTATTCCACTTTTTACCTACTACAAGTCCAAAGTCACCTGCTAAGGTAACGTTATCAGTAGCAGTTAGCGGAGCGCCAATAATTTTAGGCCAGGTAGTAATGAAGCTCTTGTCAATAAAGTAAACTTCAGTCTTGATGCCAGACGGGTTTATTTTCCCGGCTGGCCATAATAGATTTTCGAAGATCATATTTCAGAGATTAAACTGAGTATTTCATTACTTTCATAAACCTCTTGTCAAGAGTATCGAAACCAACACCATAATAGGCCATCATAAAGAACTGAACCATTTTTGGGTTGTCGCATTCGCGGATTTTAACATCCTCTTTGTCGCTGTCCTGATCGCAACCAACAAGCATATTGCCTGGAAGTGTAAAGATTAACTTATCAGTACCCTCCATATTGTCAAGAGGAACAAAGTTGCATCTCTTGTCAGAGCCAATCAGCGTTTTTTGAGTAAAGTCAGCATTCCATGGAGCATGACCAAACTCAACCTGGAACCAATCTTCATACATTTCAAGTACTGAATATGGAAGATAAAGATTTGGGCGTTGCTTTTTCAGCAAAGGATTTAATCCGCGCCATGCGTCCTTCAATACATCACCAACATTGGTGGAAGTAATGGCAGTAAGCGATACGTCGATATAGTTACCTTTTCCGGTAGCAAGTTCTCCAGCTGTGATTTTGGCAGCCAACTGAGTGGCCCAACCGTTGAACAGATCAGCAGAGGTGGTGCCAACAGCATTACGTACTGCAGTGAAAGAAGCGTCGTAAAGTGCTTCTCCAACTTTCTTTGCCATTTCAAGGGCTACAAGCCTTGCGATTTCGCGCTCAGTAGGTCGCTTGTTGGTCTTTTCGGTGTAGAGCGTCCCAAGGATTGCGTTCGGGTCGAACTCTTTAACCACGTCACCCAGGAATGTTGACCATTCATAAGGAACAATAGTTGTGTTGTCCGTCGCATCTTTGGCGGTGCGGTAAGGCCTGAGCTGAGCATCGGTGTCTAATGTACCACCGACAACTGTGCCCTGAATACCTGTTCTTAGCGTCATGTATTGAAGCATGTCGCTTAATACAGCTACCGGCATGGTAAGAAGCTCCTTCCTAAACTGTTTGCCGGCGTCGATTAATGCTTGATTGATATTTATCATTGCTCAAAAAAAATTAAGATTTCTTTAAATGTTCCTGGCAAGTGCCTAAGCGTTCCCAGAATGAAGTTTCACCGGATGCGCCTTTATCGGTGTCTACAATAACGATTGCAGATCCGGCACCGGCAGCGCCTTCGAGTTCAGCCACGCGGGCTTCGAGTTCCTGAACACGGCCAGTTGCCGTTCCAAGTTCGGTCGTGCGCTCAGCAAGATGGTTTCGCTCTGCCTCTGCACTCTCAAGTGCAGTCTCAACAGCCAGTGCCATCTGTTCAGTGAGCGCGATGGTGCCATCTGCGCTCTCAAACGCTTCGACACCGGCTACTGTAGCAAGTCTTTTATGATTCATATTTAAAATTTTGGGGGTATTTACTGAAGCGGAAGGAGATGAAGCCAGTGAAGCTGCACGCTGAACGGCAAAATCGAGGTTTCCGATTGAATCGACAAACGATCCGATTGCATCCTGGGCAAAATAAACCTTGCCGGTGCAATGAGCATCGGTTATTCCCGGACGGTTGCCCTGGACAGTTGCAATAAATTTTTGTGCCAGCGGACCAAGTACGGTGTTTTTGTACTCCTCGTAATTACCGGCACGAAGATCTTCAAAGGTTTTTGTTTTGTCGGTTGACTGGGGAGCTGTGACGGTATGGAATTTCACACCCTTTGCTTCCCACATTGGCTGGGCATCGGCAAACGACATTAATACACCAATACTGCCAACCTGTGCAGTTGAATTATTTGCTACCACCTCATTACAGCAACTTGCCAGCCAGTAAGCAGCTGAGCAGGCCATGTCTTCAACATATGCAATAATTGGTTTTGAGGTTCCTTTGATGATGTTGGCCAGTTCCTCTGTTCCGGATACTGTTCCACCTGGAGAATCGAGGCACAAAACTATTGCATCAATATCAGGGTTTGAATCGGCGCTCTGGATCCATCTACCTACAGTTGCCATTCCAACTGGTCCGCAACTCTGATCATATTTGGTGAGGCTTCCCTGAATGGGAATAATACGAACAGTTTTGGTGGTACCCGATTTCGGATCGGCGTAAGCTGATGCCGAGGGCTGCATTGGTTCAGATGCTTCAAATGCCATGTTCGGAGTGAACAGGCCGGCAATAAGCGGGCTCATCGTGTCGATGGCCAGGCTGTCGATTGCCCAGGGCTCGGAAAGAATAGATTTTATGAGCTGATAATTCAACATCTGAGTATCATTTTTTACAATGTTACTCTGGTGAATTACCAATTTAAAGGACTTTTAATTTCAGGATATTAACGGATTCCCTTTAAATTTCAATGTAATTACCGCTTCGTAACCGTTAAAGCCACCTGCTTTTCCATCGACGGTCCGGTTATACAATAACAGTGCTCCCCGTTTTGAGGATCCAATTTTGTAAACAGATCCGTTTGCATCGGTTGCCTGGTATATGGCACGTCGCTGTGAGAGTGATAACATCAGCCGGTCTTTTTCAGCATCACATTTAGGAATCCGGAACTGAAGTGCAGCAGTATGAAGTACTCCGGCAAAGGATTTACTTGTTTGCTCTGTCAGACTTGCCGAAAATCCGGTATAGTCAATCGGTGTGAATAGTTCAATATTTGGAAAACGGAATTCTATTTTTATGATTACTGCGCTGTTCATTTTCTATCGGATTTTCGATGATTATTGTTAACAATCTTACAAAAAGTATCGGAACATTTATTTTGTTTATAATATATTATTGGTATTCAAATATTTGACACTCTTTAAGGAGATCATTGAACCGTGTTTCTTCCACTTTACGCCGATATCGGTAGTCGATTTTCTTAATCATGTCGAAATTTGCGGAATTGTTCCGGTCATTCAGGCCCCGGAGAATCGCTTCGATGATTACCTTCTGCTGGTACCCTTTTTCGTATCCTCTGTCAAAGCAGTTTTTAATCCAGTGTCTAAATTCGTATTCAATGCCTTCCGTGATCTTCTGTTCTCCCCATTTGGAAACATGTAAAAAATGATACCGCAACGCAGTTTCATTAATATTATCTAGTGCCAAAATAAAGGTAATTGAATCGGACTCGAAAGGCCGGACCATGGATCTGTCAAAGGCGATCACATTTGAGTGTATCAATTTTGCGATGTCGTGGTTTCGGCGAAGGCGGATCTCTTTCTCATTGGGATCCGAATTAAAAACAAACCGGCAATAGGATTGCAGCAGCGGAGAAAGCGAGATAGTAATTGACGGACGTGTATTCATAGGAGTATAGGGTTTCATGGTTCGTGAAAACCCCGTTGTGGTGGGAACATGCGAAGATATGAAATTTTGCTTAAATAACAATAAAATAATATTTGTAGGGTGTTTTGATATTATGAAAAATTGATACTGAAAAAACATACCCCTATCTTTTTTATCAAAAAATGGCAAAAATTTGTAACCGGCTATCTTTTACCCTTGCAACATTTTGATATACAGCGGTTACAAAGTTACAACTTGTTTTAGGGGTGTTTTGTAACCTATTGAAAAACAGTTGATTCAAAGGGGTGTAAAAACAACGAAATTTGTAACCGGAGCGGAAATAGGGAAAAACCGGAGGTGCTCTCCGGTTACAAATTCAAAAAGTTACAGTTTTTTTTTGAAGTTGTAACCAAGTTGTAACCCTGTAATTATTTGATTCTTCGTATATTATAAATAAAGTTACAGGTTACAAATATATATTGAATATTTGGGGTTTAAGGGGGAAGGGCGACCCACCCAAACCAACTACTTTTATAGTCCAAGTTTGCTACGCTACATAATACGTGCTTGCGCACGCAGTGATCATTCACGCGGTGTACCGGCTATGGCCGGCACGTATTAAAACAGCCTGACCCTTGCGGGATCAGGCTGGCTACATGATCGAATTGAATACTGCTGTGTTCAGGTAAACTTGAATCTTTCGTTATCTTGGACTATCGTGGTAGTGAATGGAAATCCATTCTCAGGGATCTTTTGAATGACTTCTATCAGTCCAGATGATGACGTAAAAATGATGTGCTTTTCGTTGTTGAATGATATCTGCAGATGCAGGCATTTACCCGATCCTCGCTCTTTAAATACCTTTGAGTCCTCGATTTTGAAATGATGCACCACAATTTCACAGTTCAGTATTTTAGACATTTTTATTTTGTCACCATCAAATGCTTTGGTGGCCGACTGGATGTTGAATTGACTAAAGTTATTCATGCAATAATTTTTTTAATAGATTGATGCTGTTACAGTGTGATGCCCATCCCTTATAAGATGCAATGGATTGATCATTTTTATTTTTAGATAGCATCCTGGCAAAACTCTGCTTGATGCTTTTTCTAAGTAGTGTATGGGTGTGCCTGAATATATATCCCACAAAATCAATCCCCCTGGTATCAACTGGAAATATCTGGTAATTATCTTTGATCGTCAGCTTTAGGTTATCAGTCATATAAAATCTGATTTCAGACAGTAATTCATGTAAATAGAGTTTGCTATCAGAAAGAATTACCATGTCGTCAGCGTACCTGAAATAGTATTTAACCCTTTTGGTTTCCTTGATCCAATGATCGAAATACGCCAGGTAAAAATTAGCGAAATACTGGCTTAAATAGTTTCCGATCGGAAGTCCTTCAGTACTGTCAATAATTTCGTCAAGAAGCCATAACAGGTCGTTATCCTTGATCTTTCGGCGCAACATGGCTTTTAGTATCTCATGATCGACATTGGGGTAGAACTTTCGGATATCAAGTTTAAGACAATACTGAGTGCCGGCCATATTTTTAAGCGCTTGTTTGACAGCGTTGGCTGCTGCATGAATACCCTTGCCTTTAATGCAACTGTAAGTATCAGTAGTAAATGCTGATACAAAAATAGGCTCCATGACTGCCATTATCGCGTGATGGGTGATACGATCAGGGTAGTATGGCAGCCGGAAGATTAATCGCTCTTTGGGTTCGTAAATCTTGAAAGTGGTGTACTGAGATGTTTTATACGTTTTATTCTTCATCAATTCATGAAGCTTCAGTATATTTTCAACCTTGTTTGTATCATGCAGGATCACTCCTGGTTGTTTGGCTTTTCCTTTTCTTGCTGTTAAATCAGCTAACTGCAGATTTTCAACACTGCAGATCCTTTCATACAAGTTGTTAATCCTTTTCATGCCTTTGCTTTTAAAGATCGTTTTCACTTTTTCGGTTACCAACGCTCATTTTAAATTGTTGTTTTTTGCCATGTAGGCAGGGTCTACGCTGCAAATATCGCATAGGTGGGAGCTGACATTCGTATTCGTGTTCGTATAGTTGTAATTCGAATTCGAAAAACTGAACCTGGAAGACAAGACCGGCAGCACAACAGCGTACAACCTTTTGTTTATTTATTCGGAGTAAAGTAAATACTCTTGGTATTCAGCTATGAATTGGTCAGCTATGAATTGTGCCTTGTCAGATGAATCTGTGCAAAGGCGGGAGCCGACAGTCGTATACGTGATCGAATAGTTGAAATCCGAATACGAAAAACCGAACCCGGAAGACAAGACCCAATACCATGGATAATACTTATACTGGTTGTTACTCCAGTCCGGAGTCCATCCATCGTTAATTGCCTTAAAAATGATCATCAGTTTGTAACCAGCAATGATTGGCTTGCTGAACTCTTCAGGGATCATCGATGTGTCCGGGAGCTGAGCAGGATCCAGAGATAATTTTGCACAGGCATCATTAAAGGTTTTGATAGTCTTGTAATTAAACTTTACCTTACTTGTTGCTGGTTTTTTCGTTTTTGTAGTCATGATAATTAAAGTATTAGAGTAAAAATGATTTATATATATCAATAAATTGTTTGGCAGCATAATCTGATTTCTCCCGTGATTCAAAGCAAAGGCGGGAGCCGACAGTCGCAAACGCGTACGTATAGTGGTAATCCGAAAACGAAAAACCGAACCCGGAAGACAAGACCTCAAACCATGGGTAGTATTTGTATTGGTCCCTGTTACTCCAGTCCGGGATCCATCCCTCGTTAATGGCCTTAATAATCACTTTCAATTTCTTGTATGCGAATTCATCGGGTGTATCAGCACGATTAAAAACTAATCCAGGATTGATCCCCAACACAGCACATGCATCTTCAAAGGTTTTAATGCTTTCAAAACCTTTTTCCTTGAAGCATTCTTCGCCAAACGCTTCTACTAATTTCAGTTTGAACCAATCTGGTGATTCAACATAAATCCTTTTTGCTTCTTGTTTTTCAATTGTTAATGACATGATTTTTAAATTATTAAATTATTGATTAAAATGGGAGTCCGTTTAACGAATCTCTATTACTTTTCATATACTCATCGTAATAGTAGCCTTGTTTACAAGGTGGAGAGGTGATCTGTTTGTCTCCATCTTCCCATCCTTTGTTTCTCGCGTAATATCCTGACTTACTTTTAAATAATCGTTCTATCCAAGTAGAATCAGTGAAGTACCATGTATTATCCCTCATGTTGCTTCATTGTTAGATCTATGAATTTTTCCTCCTCAATACAATCAACGCAACGACCATCGTCAAT